GTAATATCTGAAGAACTCAAAAGGAGTTCTCACATCAAGATAACCGTCTACCTCTTCGTTGGCTTCCGCTTCCATTTCAAACGCTGAATTTCCGTAAGCCTTATCACCTACATTTATCCAACACCGGTTACGGCATAAGTGATACATGTAGGATATTGCGTACTCCAACCCATACTGAAGGTAGAACCACAACGGGCAAAGTAGATATACCCATAAGTTGAATCCGGTAAACAGCATGATTAATGTCAGCAGCACAGCCGATACAATCATACATTCTTCCCATTGGCGCACATGAATCGCCTCATGATTGAGCGTGCTCTGCTTCATCTCCTCCTTGCTTTTCTTCGTAAAGACGAAGCATCCCAATGTGATGGTGCTGTAACCCTGCCACAGCAGCCATTTCGCAATTTTGCTTTCATAAAACACTTTCATAACACTGATATTTTAAATTTTCGATTCCGCTTTTCCTGATATTAGAACCCATTTCACCTCATCCTTTACTCCATCAGAGTATGTCGCTACGGCCTTGAATTGAGCAATGGAAAGCGACGGGACAACTATTTTAGAATAGTATTCTCCGTCTATGATAAAGCTGCCTCCACCTGCGACTTTTATGGATGCAGGTCCAGTGAGACGGGTATAGATACCTCCATTATACAGCATGCACTCTCCACCTTCATATTCTGCCGCATTCGGCAGGTATATTGTTTCCTCTTGCGTTGGAAGTGAGAATATCCGGGATATTTCAAAGTTCAACCCGGTATTGAAATCCAGGTAGTATTCATACGAATCGGATTTCGACTCCAGAAGTTTCAGCTTTCGGAAAATTGAGGCGTCCTGGAACACATTACCATTGGCATCCCATCGGATATTGCCTCCGGCCAGGAACCCAATGCCACCATTCTCCCCGTCAATCTGGCACATGGCTTTACCGGTTTTATCCCTTGCCAATACGTTCTGCACCACCAAATCATCCACAAGGATTTCATCGGCACGTATCTTTCTTATTAAAGCCATATCCATAGCTACAAACATAAACTGCTGTGCCGCCTCCCAATTAGCATCACCGTCTATCGAGGTAGGTGCGACAGTGACCGACGTACCGTAAGCCCGTACCCGAAACGGAATGGTGCGATTGTTGAATGTGGCCAGTACGATGTCATGGTAATCTTCATTCCAGACATATGTGTTGCCCTTGGCGAAAAAACCTCTCGGACGCGGCTCACTGGCATCCCGTCCGCTTGAACCGTCATAGCTGACACCCACGGACATCTCCGCAATGAAACTGTCATTCCATGCCGAAGCGTCCGCCTGGCTCTGATAACAGCGGACTGAAAACGTTGAATACCCTGCCGAAGCGTTGACCGTAATCTCGGAAGCCCTCGAAGGCCCTGCGATGGCGCTCCATATCCCGTTGCTGTACCCCCGTGCGGTCAGATATCCGTCCGGATAAGTCAATGTGGCGCTACCAAGCGTCCGCTTGGCATAGACGCGGAAAGCTGAAGGAACAAGCGAACCGGCATTGCTCACCCGGATATTGCTACATGTACTGATGAGATAGACCATGCCGCCGTCTGATGTCAGCTGTTCCCATTCGTCGGTGTTCACTTCTTCCGTAATGATATAGCCGTAGGACTTGCCGCCGTTCTGGGTCTGAGTGATTCGCCTCCCGTCATGAGTTGTCTGAGTCCATAGAGGTGGATTCGAAGTGTCAACCTTTGAGAGCCAGGAGCGACTCCCCATCGTACAGATGGTGAGCTTTTTGTATGGAGTATTAGCGGTTCTCCACTCACCGCCAGCCTTGACGGATTCGCCGTCACCGCCCGGTTTTCCAGGATTACCGTCGGTACCGTCCACAACCATAGGAATAGTTTCCCGGTCCACGACCTGCCCACCCACGTAGAACACGAACTGCAGCTGCGTCGTGAAGTTCTTCGGGGAAATGGCCGTGCCGTTCTGTATTTCGACCTCCGAACCACCGTCCTTACTGTATTTCAGCACACCATCCGTCGTAACAGCTGTACTGCCACCGACCGACTTGGTACGTGTACATGACACCCCGGCTACACTATAAGTGCCGTCCTTCCGCTTGCTTACCGATGAGACGGAAGGCACCAGCCTATAAAGTATCGCATCACTGCCCGGATTACCGGCACGCACCCCGGTAATGGTGAACACCAGCTCACGGCTTATATCCGTATCCTGTACTGTAGCCGTAACGGTTATCCTGACCTCTGAACGTGCAGGCATCGAAATGCCGGAAGCCACGGTAAACGCTATCACACCCGTATTGACATTGTAGCTCTCCGTGACACCTGCCGGGGTCACGCATGAGATGGACTTGAGCTGTAGTTTTTGCGTGCCATACCACATGCCGACGGTCGTTTTGAGCACGGACTGCGCAACGGTTTTCCCCTCATATGTCAAGGCAATGCTTTCCATCTCATTGTCGAAATCGGCTACAATGGCCGACTCGCCGTCAAAGCCCCATTTGGCCCAGATAGCTGCCGGTGAAAACGCACTCCATACACCGTCCTTCTTCGTGCGGCAACAAGCCCACTCGTATGGCAGGCTCTCGCTCACCCCAATCGGATCATCATGCCAGCCGGACGGCACATAGTCATCTACCTGCGAGGTGGCTGGTGTAGGAGGCGTCACATTCTCTGTCGTATGCTTGAATATCCACTCATAGCCTTTTCCATCCTTACCATCCTGGCCGTTCTCCACCAGCAGCTCATACTCAGCGGTATTAAGGTCCCCGGTAATGGTATAACCGTAGGACTTGCCGCCGTTCTGCGTCTGCAGGATGCGGCGCCCCTCATTGGTCGTCTGAGTCCACATCGGAGGATTGTCGGTACCATCAGGAGCGATGCAGAGGAACACACGTCCGGCCATCTTGGTAATACCCATGTAAGGTATATGCTTTCCGGTCTGCCAGTTACCGCAATTGGTAATGCTTGTACCGTCTGCACCCTTGCTGCCAGTCACACAGATGGCGTTCGTTGTAGTGGTAGTGCCATCAGTAAAGACTATCCTTGTCCGGGTCCAGATATACCATCCGTTTTTCCATGCCGGAGAGGTAGTCTGCCACTTGCCTCCGGTTGTGGTGGCCGATGAAGAGGATAGGTAGTATTCTTCGGTAATGGACTTGATGCCCTTGCCGTCAGCTCCCTGCCCACCACTGATACAAGCCGCTTGGGTGTACTTGACTTCGTCATCAGAATAGACAATCTTCGTCCGCGACCAGATATACTTGCCGGCTTCCCATTCTGGGGAGGTAGTCTGCCAACCGTCCACCGGGGCAATGACATTCGACACCGATATCGCGTATTCCACATCGGTAGACTTGATACCCTTGCCGCTTTCTCCCTTGGCCGCATATTTCAGCCAATCGGCATTGCCGTCTGCCGGTTCTGTAGACGTGCCTTTCTCATTGACACATATCCAGGAGCTGCCGTTATGCGTCACCTCATCGTAATAGGCATACTTCTCACCCTTTTTCCACGTCCCCTTGAATAGCGGCACCCGGAAAGCCTCGCCGGTGATGTCATCCACCTGGAATATCTTGCCGGACATGATGACGTGGCGAAAAACAGCCGAATAGTTGTCGGCAGGAATGCCATGTACGGTACGGCCTTTCTTCTTACCAATCCACGACATCTCTTGTGCCGGTTCCGGGTCCCATGTATTGGCGTGGTCAAAAAAAGTAATGCAGTTGTTGCCGTTAACCGTATCAATCAGGATGTACGTCTGCCGTTCCGGGTCTGTAAAGTTACCCGTCTGGGCAAGTACCATCGCATCCCCAGGCTTCCAGTCAGTACCCGGCTTGGGTGTCATGACGAATGTCTTGGCAGTGTAATCGGCAGAAGTCACCCGGAACTTCATCTCCTCGAAACCCTGCAACTTGCCTTCGGCGTTCTTGGTGACGAAGTAAGTAGTAAGTATATCATCCACAAACTGGCTCAGACCGTCGGCATCCGTCAAATCCGGGGTTATGGTATAGCTGCCGTCACCGTTGTCCGTCCATTCCTTGACCGTACATCCGCCTCCGGGAGAGGCACACATACGTCCTTTGAAATAGGTCACACGGTTATAGGCAATCTCCGGAACAAACAGACGTTTGCGGAAAATGCCTTCTTCCATCTCGAGAATGCCATTCTTGTCGATGCACCCTCCGGAAATGCCGGTGAGGAACTCGCCGAACTTGACCCAATCTCCGAAGGTTATGGGGAAGGGAGTGCCGTCAGCTCGGTCTTTGCGAAGGAACATAGCCAAGGAACGCAAAGCCGAAAACACGTTACTATCCGTGGCCGGTGTAGAGTCATTCCTTCTTATCACATACACGCCACTACTACCACTGCCAGTATAGGTCTGTCCCTTCAGAGTAAGGCTCTCAAGCTTCTCCTCCAGCTCCCCAATACGGGAATAGGCAGCGGTTTCCCCGACAGTATATATAGGGGAATCATAAGGCAGGTCAAGATTGAATTCAAATCCGATAATCCTTGACTGCCTTCCGTTCTCGAAATAGGCCTTGTTGATAAGGTTGACCTTTTGACCGATGCTGTAGAGGTTGTGAATGCCGTCCTCACTGTATGCGACATCCGACATCATCTTACAGTTATATGTAGAAGGGTCTATCTTTGATTTGGCAACGTACTTATCGGCTTTGTCCTTTAACTCCAACTGTGCTTCTGCTACCAGTCCCATTTCAGCTATCTTCATGGGATTCCAGCCTGATAAGATGTAAGTATCACCATTTTCGGGGATAAGCACTCCATCCGGAAGCGGTCTGCCGTAGTCCTCATTCCTGACTATCTCCCAAAGTTGTGCCTCAGGGTTCCAGCCACCGTTCTCAAGTTTCTCCGGCTTTCCCTCAGGGTTGAATGTCACAGCGAATTCCATACCATTCAACTTGCCGGATTGGAAAGTGATTTTCAATTCCTTGCCGGGAAGGATATAGTCCTTTGAGAAGGTAATACCAGTATCCTTGAAGCGGTAGGCATTCCACTTCTTTTCAGTGGTAGTCCCGTCGGCATTTTCTACTTTGTCAGTGTATTCCTTGATGGTAATGTCCGACATCGTGCCGACCCTTCGGGGATAGACCTCATCGAAGATAACCACTTGTTCGATGGCTTCCTCGATGGTCATACCAGGATAAGCGTCTATGTACGGAGTTCCTTCGGGCAACATTAAGCGTTTTTGCACCACGCCGTTCAGTACTACAGTCTCATCAACGGGGCGGTAGTCAGATGGGATATTCTTTGTTGAGCCGAAAGCATAGATACGGGTGGCGTAGGTGGACTGGGATTCTGACTGTG